TTGATAAGTGGAGCTACCTACATATTGTACTCTTAAATCTAAGTGAACACCTGTAGCATAACCTGTCTTACCTGTGTAACCAACAACTGTATCTGCAGTAACATTTTGTCCTGTGTGTACGAGAATACTATCTAAATGACAGTGTGTGCATCTATAACCTAATCTGTCATATCTAATACGAAGACATTTAGCACCAGCTGAATCTGTCCAAACATTTTCAACAACACCATCTTCTAATGCGTATTGAGGCCACTTATTACCATGTGTTCCGTAATCGCAACCAGCATGAAATTTTCTTTCACCACTAATTGGGTCTACTCTCCATCCATAAGGAGAAGTAATATAGTATTGGTCTGCACCAGTTCCTCTATCCTTTCTGAATATTCGTGTCGCCAACTTCATAAGCTTCCTCCACTCCATGTGTCTTAGGACCAACTGGAATGTCTTCAGGTGGTGCACCATACACGGCAATTATTTCTTCTTCTGTCATTTCATCTATATCTTTTTCTTCCATTTTATTTCCTCCTTAATAAGAATAAGAGAGCAGGGTATTCCTGCTCTCTAGGGTCTTACCCTTCGTTTTATGGTGTAGTTTCTGGTTCAGTATCTGGTGTAGTGTCTGGTTCAGAATCATCTTCACCTTCGTCTTCATTTGAGTCATCTTCCTTTTCAATAACAAGGAAAGGACAACCAACTTTACCTTCAGCTGGAGCAACACGAGTTCCTATTTCACTAGGAGCGTTACCGATAAGTCCCGCATAAACATTAGCAGATGGTTCTCTTTCAGCATCTTTGTTGATTGGTTCTAGATTTTTAATCTCTGGAACTTCAGGAATTAGAGTAACTAGTTTTCTTTCTTCTTCGTATTCTGTTACGTCAACTTCAGTTTTAAGATCTCTACCTGCAAAATAATATTTTGTAGCCATTGTTATTCACCTCCTTTCGCATCTTTATCTAACTCAGGAAGTCCTGCAAGACTTGTTAGCAAGCTGTATATACCTGCAACAAGAGCTACGCTACCTGCAGTTAACCAGTCTATTTCACTAAGGGCTAAACCAATAGTGATATAACTTAGCAGTGTCTGTGCAACTGTTTTAAGTGCACGGATTCCTGCTGCTCTAAACCATTTTTTCATATTGCAAAGCCTCCATTTCTAATTCATATTCTTCTCTGTCCATACAATAGACATAGTATTTATCTCCTTGGTAAGATTCATTTATTAATGAAACACATATTTTATCTCGTTTAGATATATCAGTGATAGTTGAATTTATAACAATATTACAAATAAGTATAGTAATAATAAGAGCAAGTAGTGCTATTAATATTATAACTATATCTTTCTTTTCTGCTGTTTGTTTCATATACACCTCTATATTTTATCAATTAAGACTTTAGCTACTGCAACTATTAAACTGACAATTCCAGTAATAGCAGCACCTATAATACAACGAGATAACCATTTCATCTTATCTTTTATTTCTATAATGTCATCTTTATTTACTTGAGTTTGTACATAAGCGTCTTCTGTTTTATCTTTGATTTTATTATAGTCATCTAATTTAGTTTCTATAATTGTTAAACGATCTAGTACTTCTCTTTCAAATCCTTTACTATTCATTCATTACCTCCTAATCTGTTGTCTTTGTGTACTCTATTACAACGTGTCCTTGGTAGATATGTTGAGCAGTAACTGATGTGTCATATTTAAAAAATGAGCTACAACGTATTGTTATATCACTACTATCTTGTGAAAGTCTTGTACTGACAAATTCAGAATTATCTATATGTACAAAGAAATTTAATGGAATGGTTGTAGAAGGAGTTGCTGATGTGTTTGTGTTATGATAAGAACCTGTTAAATTAACAACAGTATCTACATTTGTTAAACCTGTTGAATAAGTTTTTTCATATTCGTAAGATCCTGGAGAAGCCTCCTGTGAAGGAAACTCAGTAATATTAATAACTTTTCTATAAATAGGTTTACCATCTGTCCAAGTACCAATTCTTGTTTCTGATGTAGAATAAGAATTTTTATTATTAATATAATTAATTATATTATTTAATACATCTGTAGTAGTTTCAGTCCAATTTGTACTATTCCAAGTTCCAGTTGTACCATCTGTTTTACATTGGTACATTTTATTTTGGTATCTGACAAAGTCACCTTTATTATATGTATTTGCAGTATTATATGTAGCAGCATCTTTATCTAGAAGGAATCCATAAGGCACTAGTTGCAACATATTAGTTGGTGTTGTAGCAGAACTTATTTTAGGTAATGTACCAAAAGTTTTTACTCCATTAATAGTTTCATTGCTAAACGTACTTACATACAATGATGGATTAAAGTAATCCAAATTTGTACGTTTAATACCTGATGCCTGTGTTGTATCTTTTTTAAATCCAAATGTTATAGGACCATGATCACCTGCTCCAAATCCTATTGCTATATCATCTTCATTAGCAGCACTATTATATTCTTTTACAATTAATAAGAATAAACAAGGTATTTCGTAATAGCTAGTATTAGAACTTGTACCTTTGAAACAATGTCCTAATATACTATTACCATATACTCCATTAGGTGTAAATGCATATAAACCAAGTTCTTTATTTTCAAACACGAAAGGTGTTTGATATCTGTTAGCATTTATAAAATGTAATACATCAGTCTGCCCAAATCCATGAGGTTGCTTGTCTTCATCAAAGAACCAATATTTTGCAGGGATTGAATAAGTAGGGTCTTGTATAGATGACAAACTAAGTCCTGTTGGATTTGTAGTATCCTTACTAAATGTTTCATAATTAACAAGTATTGTTCCATCTGCGTTTTCTATAAACATAACTAATGCAAATATAGGATCTCCATCTGTAGCAGTACTATAATCTGCTAACACTCTATAAGATAATAAATGTGTATTAGATATATTCCAGCTTGATTCACTAGTACTTTCTCCTTTTATAGTCATATTAATCTGTCTAAATATAGTATTAACACAATTTTCAACAGGCATATCAGCTACAACAAAGTTTTGATTTGTATCAATAGCTACTATTTTATTATTACTTCCACCACCAGCAACACTATCAACATAAGCTTTATTAGTAAGTTGATTTGCAGTTGTAGGTGTAACACTAGATTCTGGTAATGTTGTAAAAGTTTTTCTACCAGTAATAGTTTGATTAGACGAAAGCCTAACAACATTTAAGAATTGTTTATTATTTGTTGGTGATTCTACATATATAACACCATTATCTTTGCGTATAGTTAAGACAACATATCTATTTAATACATCTGAACCATCTGTAATCATATAATGAAATGTTGCGAAAGGTACTCTTGTACTTGTTAATATTAAATCTTCTATTTTTGAATAAAGAGTAAAGAATGCCTCTGGAACAACATAGGTATTATTACCTGTATCTACAGGAATATCAGCAGTAAATTGTATGTTATCATTAGTACCTTCTATATAAAGTTTAGCTAAAGGTCCTATGTTATTAAAGATGTATACACCAGCATCTAACGTATTCAAATCTAATCTTGATTGAGCTGTGTAATTTTCTATATCTCCAAGATAATTAACATTACCACCACCAGCTCCAGCAACTGCAGTATCAACATATGTCTTATTAACTAATTGATTAGCTGTAGTTGGTGTTACAGAAGATTCTGGTAAAATATTAAATGTTTTTTGTCCTGTAATTGTTTGAGTACCATCTGTTGTTAAAAGTTTAAAGTTTATATAACTAGAACCACTAGTACCAACACTATACGTATTACTACTAAAATACATTTTTAGATTCATTCTTCTACTTTCTATTTGTTTATTTGTTTCATGCCAAGATTGTCCAACTATATAACCAAACAGATCTCCAGAAACACTTGGAGTTGTATCAGAAATCTTTTTCTGCATTTGTAAAATAAGAATATCTACGCCACTTATACTATTAAATGTAATCTGGTGTACTGCTGAATCTACGCCACCATATGTTGCTTTAGCATAGAACCATGGGTTAGTACTGTGATTTGTGACACCTATAATATAAGTACCAAAATCTAAATCAGTAAAGTCTAATGGAGTTGCATTATTTTGAAAGTCAGTGACATCTCCTAAATAAATTGCATCTTTACTATTCCAATTAAAGATGTCCTGTGCAGTAATGTCTGCTGCAGGACTAGCACCAAACACTGGGTCTGTTTCAGTATAGTCAGTAATATAACCTACATCATTATTAAATGCAGATATATCTGTAGGAACTACAGGAATAGGAATATCTGCAATAGCATTATCTACATAATTTTTTGTAGCATAATCATCTAAATCTATCTGTGCTATAGCATCATCTACATATTGTGTTGTAGCATAGTCATCTAAGTCTATTTGAGATATAGCGTTATCAGTATAGTTATTAGCAGCATATAATGTAGAAGCATCATGTTCATCTACATATTCTTTAGTGACGTCTCCACCACCTGTAGCTGATATGATAACATTGTTAAGTGCATCAACGACTACTTCAACATTTTCTCCTGCTTTAATTTTATTTGTTTTAACAAAGTCTTGAGTAGCGTATTGAATCATTCTACGCGTTTCACAAATTGTAGTATACTTACTTAATGAACCAGCTAAAGCTTTCATGTCTGCAACAATTTGATCCATGTCTTCATTAATTGCTAATTGATCATCTGTAACTTTCTTAATCTTCTTATCTAGATACGGAATTTGTATTCCCTCGTCTGTATTAAATAATTGATTAAGAATTGTTGTATTGTAATCTCCTTGTGTACTGTTAAGCTTAACCATTTCATTATATGCTTCATGTGTTAAGTGTTCACCGTATTCAGCAAGGATATCAGTTGTTATATATTTAGGAATAAATTTCATAACCCCTCCTATCTAGCATTCATAGTTCTAGTTACCCAGACTATGCTGCTTATTTCATAACGTTTTAAATCAGCACAAGTAAGCTTATAACGAGCATGCCTACCTTTGCCAAAAAGTTCAAACCTGACAGTAATTGATTCAAGGTTTGGAAACTGAGACAGATCAAGTTGCCATCCATCATCTGGTTCTAATCTATTTTTTAGATGAGTATCACCATATAATTCTAGATTTTCCGTCATATATGGAGCAACATAAATTTGTCCATATGCTGGATCACTTGGATCTGTAATATGTTTGACATCATAATGTTCTGTATCAACAGTTTTATGGCCGTCTATTAAGAACTCAGAGAAGAATCTAATTGTATCTAAGTTCTTATTCTGAATAACTATTTGTAATTCTCTAAAGCGTTTAACAGGTCTATCATCTATAGCAGGATGTCCTGTATCTAAGAATTGAAAGTTATCTGCTTTAATATCTGTTTTAATATATTTTCCACTTTCATCTTGTATATTAAGTGTACAATTATCTGATATATGGTCTTTATCAAATTTATTAACTGCAATACCAGCAACTGTAGAATTATTACGTTGGAATAAAAATGGACTAAATGTATAAGTAATATTTGTATTTTTATCTTTATGTCTTAATGGATTAGCATATTGTATACCACCATCCATAATACCTTCAGTGTGTATACGCCAAGACCTAGTAGTTGGGTCATATATTAAATGTATAAATAAATCATTTAGTATTTGTTCATATTTAAATATAGGATGTATCTTACAAGTATAATATAACATACTATTTATTATTTGTGAATACACACCTGTTATATTAAAATCTTGTATACCATGTTTTCCTATATTATGCATTGGTTTATGTTCTCTAGCAATAATAGGTTTATATACATCATTTAATATATCAATGATTCTAGGTTTAAAATTATTTAATAAATCTGCAATAGCTATAGAATTTAAATAATTTTTTAAATCTGTTGAATCACTTGTATTAGCATTTGGTTTCAATACATAGAATGCATGGTCTAATTGAAAAAACATTTGGTCTTTAAGAACTGTGCAAAGGTCTGCATCTAAAGGTGTTAAATGAATATTAGTAAGTACTTGAACTGTTTGCATATCTTCATATAAAGGACCACCAGTCATTGCATAGCAACCATCTGTTGTCCATACAATTAATGTTTCATTCATAGGTATTACTTTAATAATATCTCCATCAAAATATTGAAAAGCATAAGATGGAAAATAAGCAGGATTCTCAGTATCTGAAAAGAATATCGTATTCTCTGCTTCTTTAACACCATATAATCCTATTAGTTGTTTCCAAGTAAACATACCTTTAGCTGTGGATAAGTCCCAGTTTTTAAGTTCTGTCTTTTTAGATAACCTATCATCAGTCATAAATGCAGGTGTTGCCATCACACGTTCTGTAGCTTGTTCACCATATTCTCTATATGTTACACGTAAATAGAAATAAGAATCAGTAACATTAAAAGTACAACCAATAACAGTATCTTCATTTACAGTTCCTATATGGTCAAAGCCATCAGATAAAGCACGCCAGTCTTTTGCATCAGTACTATATTCCCATCTGATTTCATAATCAGTACCTGTAGTATAATAAACGAAAGCTCGTGCAAATACAGATTGTCCTAAGTTTGGACTTCCAACAATTTTTGCATTAGTGTTATTACTATCATATAAAATAATCCCTTGCACGTCTGTAGAACCAATTTGATTTTTAAATGTATAAGGGTCATCTAATAATAAATTAAATCCTGTTGTTGCAGCAGATAATACATTTAATACTTGCGGCGTAATTTTACGACGTCTTATATTATAATGTTGGTGTGTACCTTCTTCTGGGTTATATTGGTCTATATAAATTTTAGATAATTCAAATTTATTTACACCAGATGGTGTTATAGTTTCTGTTCCTTCAATATTATTATAGTTTAAAGCTGGAATACTAAAAGCATATATCTCACTATTAAGTGTTGTATATATTGGTTTAATAATATCTTCATTGATATTACAATCAAAGACACTAGCATTTTTGTATCTTCTAGCAGTTATTGCACCTAACACATTATTATAAAGTGTTGCAGGTGTGTTATAAGAATATGCATAAGCTTCAGTAAATAAATCCCAACCATCTTTATTAGTTTGAACAGCACCCCAGCAATGGTTCCCTTTTATTTGTTTTGTTACACCATTCTGTATAGTTGTATTACTGTATGCTGCAGCAATAACATCTCTATCTTTTATATTATTTGATAGCATATGTTCTGGTATAGCATCTTTCATTTTCATTGGTTTACCAAAAGATAATACTGTGTCATACAATCCTTCTATTTTTGGAGCTTCTGTTAAATCAAAGTTATCTGCTTTGCTTGCATATAAGAAATCAGTAAGATGCGGTTCACCATATTCAGAAGATGTTAGACCTGTATTTATTCTAAATATATCTTTAAGTAAAACAGTTTCATTTGTTTTACCAGGACGTGTAGCAAGTGCACCTGAAGAATCATTAATATCATAGTTAACAAGAACCTTTGCATATTTATCTGGTACAACGAAATCAGTATAAAACATACCAAGACTATAAGTACATGGCTGTGTTAAAGTTCTTTGATTACGTTGTCTTAATCTATAAGATAAAGTCGTTGTTGTCACTGAACACCAACCCCCTTGGATTTAAACCAGGAACATTTTCATGTTCATATAAAGTTCTAACGAAACCACCATCATTGTTCTGGAACACTTCAGGCACTTGACTATGAAAGTCTCTAACTAATAAGAACAAATTATTCTCATAAGTTCTAAAGTAATCTGATGCAGCAACTTCACCTTCTTCGTCTTTCATATAATAATAACGTGCAACACCAACAGGTAATATTTTACGTAACCATTTATCTGGTAACACACTATAGTCTGTTCTATCTAAAGGATTATCTGGATGTTGTTCATTCCATTTTTCTACAAAGTCGGCGTATTCAGTGAATGCTGGATATTTAGCTTGAAGTCTGTCGTTAATATCATCAATAACTTTATCCATATAATAATATATTTCTGGTATTCTTATATAATCAGAAGCAATATTACCTCTGTTAATATGATCTACTAATGTATTAATTTTCATAGTATCTCCTTTCTAATAATAAAGGCGGTGCTTTCGCATCGCCTAATTATTATATATGTAGTTCGCCAGGCGTGCGTTCAAAGTTTTCAGTAACTGAACCTGCACGTTTTTGACGAGCAATCATTGCATCGATTCTTTTAATCTTTGCAATAATATGATCTGCGTGGGTCTTATTTATTTTGTAAGTTTGTCCGTTAGCTGGAACTTCAACTACAATACCGTTTACAGACTCACGCACAACTTTACTCAAGTAAGGTGCATATAACGGAGAAATCATTACAGGAATCTTTTCTTCATTTTTATAGAAATCTACTAGTTTTCTACGTTTCTTTTCTAATACAGAAATGGCAGCATTTGCATTAGATTCTAAAACTACATCTTTTTTAAGTTTAGTTTTAGGTTCTTCTACACCGAACTCTTCGCTTAGTTTGTTTAGCTCTTCTTCACTATCGACTTTTTTAGCCATTAGTACCTCCTATTAATTTTATATCATATTTGATTGTGTTGGTACGCAGTAGTAAATAACAACTGCTTCAGGTCTTGTAGAACCGAAACCAACTGAATTAATTTTAAATCCGATACTTTGTCTTTGATCAATAGGGTCAAGTACTCCAGCTGAACCAAGAGGTTTAACGTACATCTTAGCGTTACCTTGTCCAGCAATTTCAGTTCTAGTTAAGCAATCAGCTCCTAGAACAAATACTTTGTTAACTTTTAATTCTTGGAATAATCCGTAACCATCTTGTACTGTTGCATTGTATGCATCAATATCCCAGTAAGTTAAACCAGGAACATAAGATGCAGCATGTCCAGTTCTAGGATCGATAACATATCCACCAAGTGTATCTGTTGGATCAAATCCATTAGTAACTTTCTTTCTATAAGTAGTTGCATCTAATGAAGCAGTTTCATAGTCACCAGTATTAGTATTAAATCTATAAACTAATAGGTAATCATCAGTAGCAGTAGTATACTCTCCTGTATTATGCA